TGATAGCCAACTTACTTCTAGTAGCACTATCAGGTAAGTTGGCTATCATCATCATAGGTACTGACAACCCTAGAGCTTTCATCCCAGCCTTAGGTGATATACCTACTATAGTCGTGCTATGCAGACCTTGTAGTATAAGCTGATCAGGGTTAAAGAAACCAAACTTAGAATAGAACCCCACCTGAAGCAGTCGTGAAGCAGGGTCAGTTTTAGCTAGGTCTAACTTTAGCCCTGTTTGCTCGAATACAGCCTCAGTAGCTGACCTTGTAAAAGTCTCCCATTTGTCACTCAACCAAGTAGGGTGATTTAGTCTACGTTTTATTACATCTTGTTGTTCACGTAGTTGTGCAGCTATGTCATTGAACTTGCCTGTCTTGGTTACTTCGGCTTTCATAAACCTAGACATAGGGTCTAGCCCTTGTATCTGATCCCAGTTCTTGATCAGACCTTCATTGACACCAGCTAGTTTATTCCAACCGTCTATAGCGTTTTGTGTAGCTGCACGATTAGCGTACCCATATACTTCTGAACCAAACTGATCAGCGATAGCTGAGATAGGGTTGTCATTTGTAGCTTTCTTACCACCAAACTCCATAAGAGGTGTGTCACCACGCCTCATACGTTGGCTGTTTAGTGTTGTACTTACGTCTTCGCCTACTGAGATACCTGTGCGAGTAGGATCTTCACCTGCCTCTTTGATAGATATTTGCTCATCTCTAGCTTTAGCTGCAAACTTCTCATTGAAGTTAAAATTGTACTCTCTACCTAGTTTTTGTAAATCCTCTAGGTCTGTTATGTGTCTGTTCCAAGTGTTGTTTGCACGTATTACATCACCTAGATCATCGTACTCAGCCTTAGATAGAGACAACTGTTGTAAGTCTACAACGCCATTGCTTCTCATAAGCTCATCGACTTTTGTTGAGATAGTGTTTATTTGCTTTGCTGCAGTTTGTATCTGATCCTTACCGAAAGACCCAAGTAAAGTTTTGAAACCTACGGACGTAGACTTACCTGAGGCTAATCTCTGCTCCTTGACAGTACCTAAGAACCACCTAAACTGTGCGTTAGTCCTAGGACCACCAATGTTGTAAGGCATAATGTCGATACGCTCTAGAACTCTAGTGGATTTGACGTTAGTAAAGTAAACATGATCAAGATAAGGCTCAGGTGTCTTATAAAGTATCTGATCACCTGTTAGCTTTTCTCTTCGGATTGGCCTTAGTGTAGACAAATCAAGAACAAACTCATCGTCTACCTGTCCTGCACCTACTTTATAAGCTACAGTCTCGAAATCGTCAGAAAACTTAGCCATAACTCCGTCTAAAGCTACTGCACGTTTTAGTCTAGCAGAAGATTGAATGTGCCAAGCTGCGTCATTTATATCAATTACTGCGTCATACGCTGCTATAGTGTTTTTACTAGGAGCTTTACCGTAGTATGTCTTGTATAAGCTTTCAAAAGACTCTTTAGTTGGTGCAAACCTTAGGTAAGAAAGATCACCATCACGTAATTTTGTAAAGAAATCGGACAAGTTTTCTAATTCTTTACCTTTTACTGCTCTTATTGTTTTCTGGTAAGGCTTTACTAGGTCTCCTACCAAGGCTTGCCCTGCCTCAGCCTGTAAAAACTTAGCACCTAACCTGTCTCCTAGTCGTATTGTTGACGCACCAAACATTTTGTTGATTGCATCACCAATGAAACTACCTTTTTCAACTATCTCAGCCATTGGTGCAGCTTCAGAGATGTCTAATCTTTTTTCTGTCTCAATAAACCAGCCTCTACCTTGCTCTCTTTTGACAACATTTAGGCTAGGGTCTGTAGCAGCTATGGCTTCAGCGTCCATTTTACGTCTGAATGGTGCGCCTGTACCATCTTTACCCATTCGTACTACAACTTTATAGTCATCAGAACCTTCAGCTATCTTTACAAAGCTCTTCATAGCGACATTGTTTGTCTTAGCTGCGACATTTCTTGCTGTAGTACTAGCTAACTCATCAATTATAGTTTTAGGAAGAAGCTCACCAAAGCTTCCTCTTCTGTTTGCTAACTCTAATTCTTCTACAATTCTATTTTTTAGGACACCTTGTCGTGTAGCAACCTGACTAGGACGTTCTACTGGTCCTCTCACAGGGTCTAAGTCTTCAGTTAGTGTACGTCCTGCGTTTATCTGGTCTGTTTGAGCACCTAAGTCATCAACTAATTTTGTTGCTGCATTGGCTGCTTGAACCTCATCACCCATTACAGCTACGGTATCTAAGGGTGACCTTGATTTAGTAATGCTTAGAAGTTTACTTGCTTGTTCAGCAGAAGTAGTAAATGTCTTTCTACCACCAGATACAGCAGCAGTTATTGGTCCTCTTACAACTTTTGTAGTACCTAATGTAGCAATGTCCACCACACCAAAGACTGCCATAAGACCAGCCATAGGATCGTCACCTAGATATGTAGCATCATTAGCTGCTTTGTACAGGTTCCAGATACTATCTTCAGAAAAGATACCTTCTTCCTTACGATCCTCTATGTACTCCATAGCCCACTTTTCAAAATCTTCAGCATTGAGAGAGTTGAAAGCATTACGAATGTCTTGACCTTCTCTGTTTGATCTAAAGGTTACATTCTCAAAGGCTCCTATTGTAAGCTCTCTTAAAACATTAACATCTAGAAAGGACAAGACTTTAGAGATACCTGACTGATCATTCTTTTCTAATTCTCTCTGAAGCATATTGTTCCAGAGTGTCATGTTTGTCAGTGTTCTCGAAGCTGCAGGACTAACATCATTATCAGCTAACATCAAGTTCTGAATGAGAAGGTACTCAGGGATAGACATATCGTCACCCTTCTCAGTCCTGTCCTTGATTAACTCAGCTACCTCGTCAACTTCAAGGCCATCTCTGTAGCCTTGTTCTATTGCTATTGCGTAGTCTAGGTTCAAACCTTCGTTCTTAGCTATAGTCTGTGAGCTTTCGTCACCTGCTGCACGTTCAGCCTCAACCTGATCTACAGGTATATTAGTAGTAATAGCTATCTCCTGAGCCTTCTGTCTTTCAACAAGGCTTCTAGGATTAAAAGGTTCTTTTTCAGGAAAGTCTAGAGTTTGTGCTCTTAGTATTTCTTCGTTAAGAACCTTTTGATTTAAGGTTAAAAGAGATACCATTACTTTCCACCACCTCCTGCTGGGTATTCATTTTGAGAACTAAAATCAAATTGATTTAAACTAGGTAAAAGCATAGACCCAAATTTAAAACCTAAACCACCTAAAGCAGCAGAATACTGAGCTTGCCCACCTAGTATAGAAGCTTGTTGAGTAAAAGCTGACCTTTGATCACTAAGACCCGACATCATAGAACTAAAACCTAAGTTAGCCCCTAGTTGTGAAAATAGAGAACCTCTTAAACCTCCCATCCCTGATACTGCATCTGCTGCTCCTGCTCTTCTTTGAGCCTGTTGAGCTTTAAATGTTCTTAAAGTAGACCTTATAGCTGCTCTACGTTGTCTAGTTACCTGAGCAGCTTGTTGTCGCTGTTGAACTTGAACAGCCCTAGTCGTAGCTTGTGCTGAAGCAACAGCTTGTTTACTCGACTTAACAGTCTTTGCAACACCATAAGTTGTTGCTGCTGCTCCACCTACTAAAGCTGCACCTGCTAATGCACCACCGCCTACAATACTTCCTACTGCAGCAAGTCCTGCACCTATTGCTGTAAAAACTGCCATATTATATTTCCTTTATGTAAGCTGTTTCTATAGGTTTATAACCTTTACGTTTAAATAACACACCTGCTCTACTGCTAAGGAGGTTATCTAACTCTGATAGTCTAGCAAAGTTACACCCTACTTGTTTAGACCAAAGAGTATAATCGTTTATTAGTTTCATTGAAGTCTTCCCATTTCTGTGTTGAGGATCAATCCAAAACATTAACTCTTGAGCAAACTTAAAGTCATTAATAGGTATCTCAGCAACCATAGCTATAAGAGCACCTACTATCTCATCATTATGGTCTATTACTTTTACAAAACCTACTTCGTGATCTATTAAAGTAGTAATTAGTTCGTTAATCTTGTTAGTGTTTATCTTAGACCAAGCTGGATGAGGTATTTCTTTACAGAATTGTTTTACTGCTAGGACAATATCCAAGACATCCTCTTGGGTAGCATCCCTGATTATGTATTCAGTCATTAGTAACGAGGGTTCCTTCCTTGTACCAAGCCCCAACCTAGGAGCAAGAAGTCTTTACCCTGTTCACTTTCGTATTTAAGTCTCATGGATCGTCCGTGTCCACGTATTTTTACTCTTGAAGTTATAACATCATCTGGATAGTTGAAGTCATTTAAATTACTGTTGTTAGGAAATAAAGGAAACTTTAATCTATATATCTCTTGAGCAGTACCAAAGTCCTCAGCAAAATCCCAAGCAGCAGAAACTTTCAGACCTGACGGTCTTACAGCAGTATACCCATCATTTTCGTTACCTGTAAAGCCTGTCTCTGTTACTCTACAGTATGTTACAATGTAGGGTGCGTTCTTTTTAGTTACCAAGTCTCCTACAAAATCGTAACCTGTCTCAGCAAAAGATGTGTAGTTTGTTGTTGTCCAATCAAGAAAAGTAATACTTGTAAATGCACCAAAGGTTATCTTGTTGTTTGACCCTTCTCTACAGATAAGAACAATAGCTGAATCACCTGTGTTAGTATTAGATATTTGTGTAGACACAACATCGTTACCGTTGGATAGGACAACATCATCTGCACCGTTGTTTGATGTTACATCTAGGTCTACTTCACTAGCACCATACCCTGAGTAAAAAGCTACACCAACTATAGCGTCAGTGTTAGAGTCTTGGTCAGATACTTTCCAAGGAAAGAAAGCTTGAAGAGGTACATCAAGAATTAAAAAGTTATTAAGTTTAGAGGCTATAGTTTCATCTTTATTAGGATAACCCCAGAATATTCTTTTATTGATAGCGTCATAAACTGCAGTTACTTTTAGTTTAGCATCTGCATCAATAGCATCCCAAAAGGTTTGAACTGTAGGAATAGTTAAGTTTCGTTCAGTACCTTGTCCTGACACTGGGTCTGTTACAAGTGTGTGTATTCCAAATCTTGACCACCAATAAGGAATACCTTCAGCTTCTACGAATGTTTGAGGTTGTAAAATTCCAACCCTAGTAACCCTATTAACAGAAAACTCTGTAGCTCTAAATACTCCATCGACACCAGAAATTTGCCAAACACCATTTTCAGCAAATACAAAGAGAGAGTTTTGGTAAGCGTAAAGTTTTTGTATTTTAACAGCGTCAGGTATTCTTAATTCACCACCGTCTGTAGCAAATAAATCTGATATAAATTCTGAAGTAGGATCGTTCTGTTGGTGACAAGTTCCTAAGTCATCTACTGTTTCAACAACTTTAGAAAAAAGTATAGTTCCTGCGTTTTCTGCACTGTCAATACCTGCGTAGAATACTCTTCCAGAAAAAGACTCAGCGCATCTAAACCTAGAAGTTTCTGTGTCCGTAGGTTTAGTTAGTCCACTGAGTCCTGAAGCTGTTGCTCTGTCTTTAGTAAAAAAGTCTAATATAAAATGGCCGTTACCTGTTAGTGTAGTACCACCATAAATTTTTTCCCATTCTGCACTATCGTAGTTACCGTCACTATCTTTGCCTGAAAACCAAGGGTGAGTAAGTCTTTTAGTTAAGTCTGAGGGAGCACCATTACCTGTATCCCAACCTGCATTTTTTGCGTCATACTTTCTATTTTGAGATGGAGAACTATCATTATTAAAATATGTACTTGTATCTCCTTGAAATTCAAAGTCTCTAGTTTTAAAGTTTATTTGAGTTACAGTAAATGTTCCTGAACTATACTGAATAGCTATAGTGTTTATCTCAGGTGACGATACAACTAGAGTACCCTTGATTGATGTAAACTGACATTTAGCTGTATCAGCACCGTTAGAACCAGACTGTTGAAAAGACGCTAGGTTTACTGAGTTGGACTCTACTTGATTAGAATAAGGTAAAGCTCCTTTATTATAGAAGAAAAGAGTAGCCCCTTTTTGAAGAACCAAAAACTCTAGGTCAGCGTTGCCGCCTACGTTCACCCAATCACCTGTGGCTGTTTGCTCTGCATCACTAAGAGTAAAAGAGGATAAAACATTACCTGTCTCATACTCTACACCTAACCGTCTACGTCTAGTACCATCTCTACGTAGATCACAGTTAAGTTCATCAACAGAAGCACCCTCAGGAAATGTAAGTTCAGCAGCCTCAGTTATAAGACCCTTGACAAAGTTATTAGTTGCTTTCTGACTTAGACTTTGAGCCATTGCGTTCTTTCTCACGTTGGTCTGCGTATTCGTTACGCTGAACAGTTTTGGTCTTTACTTTGTTTCTCAAGTAATGTTCTACAGCTTCTTTACCTTTGTCTAAACTAGAGTACCTACCTGACAACTCACTAGGTACAGAACCTTTTTCAAACTTTACTCTAAAAAAACTGTATCCGCTTTCTTCTTTATGCACATAAATCTCTGACACCATTTTGTCAGACTTTATGACACAGCGTTGGTTTACTGTATCAGTTTCTATATCTATCATCAAGTTCTTCCGTACTGGTTTCTTGAAGCTTGTCTAGTTTTATACTGATCGTTCTGTACGTAAGACTTTAATCTACGTGCAGCTTGTTCAACTTTAGGATCAGAACCACCTTTGAATAGACTCATGGAAGCTGACTTAGCCTCAGCTAATAGTAAAGGCATTAGTGTTTGATCTAAGTCTATGACAAAACTATCTGTTTGACTAAAGGTTGGGTAGATAGAACAGAAAGCTCTTGTTTTGTTTGATGCTAAGTTAGCTTCTACTGAAGCATCGTAGGCATCCATAATAATATGGTTGTCGTTGAAAGAGGTGTAGTAAGATGGGTCTCTATCGTTGCCTACAAAGAGTTCTGCTGATTGGTCAACAGTAGTGACCTTTTTACCAGTTTGATCCATTCTGTTTAAGAACACAAGAGGCTCTACATAAACTATTTCTCTGTAGTCAGGAACAGAGGCAGTTCCTATATTGTAGTCAACACGTATCAATTCCTTTGTTCTTGCAGGATAAGTAAAGTGTGTGGGTCTTGCAGTACTTGTTAGAGAAACCAAAGGTATTAGTTTGTTATGTTCTGGTATACTTCTAGCAGCAATTATGTTGAAGTAAGTGTCTTCTACTACTGAGGCTACCTGTTGAGCCTCTACTGTGTCAGCTATAGCGTTGACATCTTCTGAGTCCATATCAGACAAAATAGATTGTACAACTTGTAATAGGGTGCTTTTCATTATGATCCATCCACGCAGACAACTATGCAAGCTTCAACGTGTGAGCTTGGTGCACCTGCACACGCTATCTTTATAAAACTTCCTGCTGCTACTGTGTTGTTTGATGAAGGCGTTAGTGTATCTACGTCACCTGCAGCAGAACCTGATTGAGTTATAGTAAGGGTTCCCATTGAAGAACCCGATGAGTTAGTTACAGTAAATACAGCATCTCCACCAGAGATAGCTGCTGTCAAAGCACTTTGTATTTTAGTTACAGTTCCTGCGTAAGGTATAGGCACATAAAGATTACTTGCAGTAGAAATGTCTGGAAACTGAACTGTTAGTATTGCTTGTCTAGATGTCCAAGTACCTGAGCCAGAACCGTTAGCTAGGTAAACGTCACCACTACTTGCTGAAGCAACGCCTTTAGGTTCATGTAAAAAAGGATCAGAAAGAGTAGAGTGGTTTACGTTTGCCATTAATATCTCCTAGGGAATAAGTAGGGTGCTCCCGAAGGAACACCCAAAGCTTTTAAGGCTCGATGTATTCGATAACCAACTTGGCTTCACCAGCAGTAAATGCTGCTGTGCCATAGATAGCTTCGACATAAACATCGTTAGCTCCAACAGTCGCTGTACCGCCTACTGCTGCACCGTCACAAGCTACTGCTTTGTTAGCTGCAAGAGCAGCCAAAGCAACAGTTGCGTCAATGCCGTCAGCATCTACGACAGTACCATCTTGCTGGTAAGTACCTACTGTCAATGTAGCTGAACCACCTGAGGTGAAAGCTGTTGTGACAATAAGACTAGCAGAAGTGATGTACGAACCTGCTGGAATGAAAGCATCGTGATCCTGTGGGGTTGCCACAGATGTAGGAACTTCTGTTCCTGTGATATTCATCACTAATGATTTCTTTTGACTTGAAAGAGAAGTTCCGCGCTTTGCTGGAGTTCCCTGTTCACCTGCGGTAAGAACTTCTAGACCGTCTGCGTTTACATAACTCATTAGTCTACCTCCTTACGCTACTGTTGGTTTCGTGACAACACGAACCATGTTTTCAGGACGATACAACTTGACACCATAACGAGCAGTTGTTACAAACTCGTGTCTTTGGAAGTCTTTGTTGAAATCATAGTCAACCTGAGGTTGCTGTCTGAACGCACCGATAAATGGGTTTACAGACTGATCTGCTGAGAAGAACAAGTTTACTTTACCATTGGTAGATGAGTAATCTTGGTTCGCACCAGCTAGGTCTGGTAGTGCGTTATCGGTTGCGTCTGGTAGGAAGTTTGAGCAGTATACATCAAACCCATATACGTTTGCTACGAAACGCATACCAGTTGCTATACCGTCACGAACTAGTCCTTCGAAACGTGGGTTGTTTGACACGTTTACGATGTTGCTCAGTGTGTTAAGTGTATACTCAACAGACGGATCAACGATGGCTACCAAGTTGCTGTCTGGCACGTTCTGTTTTTTCAGAGCGAAACGTGCGTAAGCAAACTCTTTCAAGGTGATAACTTCACCTGTACCTGTTGAACCAACGCGCATTGAAACGCTATTGATTGATTCGGCTGAGTTAGCAGATACGCCAGACTCAGGGGCAGCGAGAGTGGTTGTCTCGAAGTGCTCCATGATTGCACGTTCTTGTTCTGGTACAAAGCGTGACATTAATTCTGAAGAATAGAATGTGTCTTGCTCTGCTTTCTTTGTCATATAAGTAGCTGATGATAGATACTTATCGACTGTGAATGTGAAGTTACCTGTGTCGAGTGGACGATAGGTGACCGCACTATCTTCTGAGTAGTTGTCTACCTGTGCCTGACCGATAGATGGGATGTTGAATGTGTTTCCGTCAGGAAAACCATCAAGCATACGCACATACCGTTGTGCCATCATCTCGTCACGCAGAATTTCTTTTAATTCTGATGAATAGACCTGAGCACGTTGCAGGAACGAGGTATTAGATGTGGTCATTGCCATGTCTAAGTTCCCTTAATTATGCACCAAACTTTTCGCCAAGACGTGATTTGTCCTCGAACATTTGTTGTTGCGTCTTAGCAGAATAGTACAAGTTACGATTTTCTCTACGTAGTTTTTGATAGTAATCGAAATTACGCTCCGTAGAGGACTGCATATTGACACCTTCGGTTCGAACTGATCCAGCAACTATAGGGTTGACAGGACGTTTGTTCTCACCAATAAGAGCGAAGAAGGCGTTGGGTGACTCAGCAGCAATATCACGTAAACGATCTATTGACATACCAAGCTCTTCAGCTTTCTTTTCGATTTGAGCCTTGGCTTCAGTGCCAAAGCTTCCCTCTAGTTCTTTATCAACAAGTTGTAGGTTGCCTTGAACTTTGGCTTCCAACTCTCGCTGACCTAGTGTCTTTTCTACAAGGCTCTTCAGGTCTTCCTCACTAAAGGTTGCAGTGGTGTTCTGTTCTTTAGTGCTACTGTTATTATTAGGCACTTCATTAGTCGCTGCAGTAGTTTCAGCGGCCTTGGTCTGAAGCTGATCGAGAACTTCGTTTTTGTATTCCTGTTTCTTCAAGTCTTCCCTCATTTGACTGAGTTGGTCTTCAAGATTTTTAATGTAACCATCAGCTTCTAATTTGCCTTTGGCTAACACTTCAGGGTCTTTCCAGTTCTCACCTTTTGCCTGTACAAGTTTATCAAGAAAAGATTCCTGTTGAGGGGTTTCCTGTCCTTGATTCTCGTTGTTCTGATCTTCCTGTGTGGTTGCAGTATTATCAGTAGTAAATACCATAATGTTATTCCTTATCTAGGTTAATAAGATCGAGCACTTGGGTTAGTGCTCTGTTGTAGCCGATACGATCAGCCATTTTGTGTGACCAAGAAGGACTGTCATAGTCAGCCCCAGTTGGTCTATCCTCAAGCATAGACTCAAGAATCTCTTCGAGAAGCAGAAGACTTTCTGAGTTGGACATAATCTTTTGTTTGATCTTGTCCTTGTCTTCTTGCGTCTTACATTTTTTAAACCAAGCAGCCTTCATTTATTTCTTTTTAGGCTTTGGCTTCTTTTTTATTGGTGGTTTCTTTTTTGATCCATACATATTATAGCCCTTTCTCTATAGCTATTTCTTGTTCTTCTTCAAACTGTACTTCAGCTTCAGTTGTAATACGTTGAGTTTCTAGTTGTTCAGAAACTGTGACGTTATCACCAAATAGTGCTGGTTCACCTAACTCGTCTGCTAGGATTCTAGCAAACTCTTTACCTGACAGGTGGACAGCAACAGTAGGATCGGCAAGTTTAATCTGATAGAGTTGAGTTAGGTTCTGCACTCTTTGCGCTCTTTCAGCAAAGTGTCTAGCACCCATAGGTACAATCTTGCCGTTAGCCATGATGTCTTCTTTTGTAATCTCTTCAAAGAAGAACACACCTGAGTCCTCATTAAGAACTCTTATTGTATCTGCGTAGTCCATGTTACGTCTAGCAGCTTCTATCATTCCGTTTAGGATAGGCTCTAGAAATACTCTTTCAAAGTGTGCAGTCTTGTGTTGGAAGATACGCCCTGCTGCAGTCATTAACTGCTGTACTTCAAAGGCTGTCTTCTCACCTGCACTACGGATACCCATAGCTTCTCTTGGAGCACCAGCCATCATCTCCATCTTAGCTTCTAGGTTCTGTATTTGAAAGTCAGCGTTTAGTGCTGTTGGGTCAGGAGCTAAGTAACCTACGTCACCCTCATCACCCATGTATATACGTGCTGCTGGTTCAAAATCAAAGTCTTCTACGTCACCTCTAATCTTTATAATAGGATAAGCTATCTGATCAAAGACATCTGCCTTTAGGTTTTCTAGATGGTCTATTCTATACTGCATACCAACAAGATTGTCAAGTGGCCCCATAGCATAAAGATTGTCTGGACGCTCTCTCCAACCTGCGTGGTAGATTGGTGACTTACCTAACCAGCTAGGGTTCTGCTCATTGTATATTACGTAGGCTCTGTCTACAATAGTTATAACTCTGTTCTTATGGAATACGTCTGCTTCAGCGTCATAGATGTCACCGTAGAATGTCATAAGTTCTACAAAGTTTGATTCGTAGTATTCATGTATACTGGTAAATCCATCAGCAATAAATGCCTGTGATTTATCCATATCAACTTCACTAGTGCCGTACCCTGCTACTGTAGTTCTGTTAGTTACCATTCTTTCAAAGATTTGTTTTAAGTAATCATTCTCTACAGTCTCTTCAATCTTTCTTGATAGCTCACCCATGCTCATCATAGTTCTGACAATCTTGGGGCTTTCACCAAAGTCTGCTGCTAGTGGATTAAAACAAATATCAAAAGGACTAATACGTACAAGTTTTGGTCCTACATAATTTACCGATCTTTCACCGTCTTCATACTCAGTAAAATCTCTAACAAACTCTACAGTAGCAAAACAGTTACCGTACTGAATGTAATCATTAATAAGTTTACTTACAGTGTTTTCAAAATCAGACTGACGTATTTTGTTTTCCATATAAGCTTGGATAACATCTCTTTTGTTTTTTGTGCTTGAGTCTTCATCGTGAGCTTCAAACCTAAAGAAACGCTTCTGAGGAAACAATGCTGAGAAATAGTTAGCGTGTAAGTTATCAGCTATTTGTGTTAGCTTTGGTGTAGTTGTACTGTTAGTCCAAGGTAACTTACTGTTAGACGTAGTGCGAGTATCAGTAGCGTAAATGTAATTACGTAACTCTTTCCACTCTTCTGTCTTTGTTCTCTTTGCGTTGTTCCATTGTGTCCAACGATCTGCAATGTCTTCTGCTAAACCGTGAGGATCAATCATAGTCTGCAGGTCAAAAGTTGTTCCAGCCATTAGAAGGAAACTCCACCAAATCTTGAGTTAAACTGTACCACGTTATCTCTACTCCTACGTATTACTCTGGCTGGTTTGACAGCCATGTCAACAACAGAAGCTAGAGCATCAATTATGTCATCATGTACAGGGTTTCTTGATGACAACTCTTCTTCTAATAATTGAGTATTACCACCTCTGTAATGCCAGATACTTAGATTATCATAGCGTGGCTCAAGTATTGAAGCTATGCGCTCTTGTTTGTTGCCTTGGTTTTTGTTAGGTCTATACTCATCAATACTTATAGCTAGTCCGTGTTGTTTGATAAGCTCTTTGAGTTGCTTGACGATTGCCATTTGTGCGACTGTTGTTTCTGCTCTGAGCTTTCTGAATGACCACTTGTTTGACATATGGAGTATGTTTTCGAAGTAATCAGATATTCTGTCAGTCCTGAATCTGTCGATGTCCAAGACGTATACGTTGTTTTCTGCATCAACACCTATCACAACTATGGCTGTATAGTCAGCACGTTTACTTAAACTAAATGCGAAGTCAACAGCAGCAAAGACGTTTAGTCTACTATCTTTGTAGAACAGGTAGCCGTTATCCTCTCTTACGTGTTTTCTTTCGTAGTACTGAAACTTATCTGGTGATACAGGTACGTTCTCAGGGTCAGTAGGATCGTTGTAGTACTGTGCTCTAAACTGTCCTTTGTCTAGGTACTGACCACGTTTCTTTGCTAGTATCTTCATGTCAAACCCAAACCACTTACCGTCTTTGCGTTGGGTTCTAGGCCAAAGAAACTCACCTGTGCCATCGCCTTGTGCTTCTACAGGTTTCTCAAATACCTCATAGATACTATCCTCACCTATCTTATCACCTCGTATATTGTACTGATCCTCTGTCATCTGTAGTAGATCATTGTACAAGTCAGCAGGATGATACCTAGTTCCTACTACCCACTCTTTAGCCTCAGCGCCTTCAATAGACGAGAGAAGAGAGTATTGACTTTTGACTTTATTGCGTCCTTCGCCTGTGTAAGCATTTTCATACACCACGCAGTCATCGAGGACAGCAATGTCACAATGTAAGCCTGTAAGCGAAGTAGTGAGTCCACCAGTAAAGATCGAAGGGTCTCTAACATTTTCTTTCTTCCTTAATGGATGGTCTAACATAATCTCTGAGTTAGTCCATCGTGTTCGTTTACCTTCATCAAAGTTTACGTGATCAGGCCAATACCTTCTGTATATCTCTGAGGTCAGTATTCCTTTGATAAAACCTAGTTGTTTTTCTGCGAGGTTAGCTGTAGCTGATATGTACAGTATACGCAATGTTGGGTTCTTTGTCAACTCCCAAGCTACTCTAAACGCTATTAATCTTGACTTACCGTGGTCTCTAGGAAAGAGTAAGAGTTGATGTGTCTTTGAGTCAGGTCTTATCCACCAGTTGCAGACATCTTCATGGGCTTGCCCTAGTACCTGCTCTGGTGCTACTAACCTTATGAATGTTACAAGATCACTTTCAGCAGCGATCCTGATTTGATCTAGGGTTGACATTACTCAGCCTCTAAAGCATCCAGCCTAGCTTTGATAGCTGTGTTCTCTGTTTCAAGTGCATCATTTTTTGCAGACAGTTCTTGAACTGCTTTTACAAGCATAGGTATTAGTGCAGATGGTCCTACTCTTTGCCGACCATCAACATCTTCACCCCATAAATCTTTAACGTCTTCTATTTCAGAATGACTATCTATTGCTGCTTTTACTTCTTGAGCAATAAAGCCATGATATAATTCTTCACCTGCACCCATGACTCTATCGTCAGCACCCTCAGTGCCTTCTTCTTTATAAGCAAACATATCAGATGGTAAATCTTTTGATTTTTTCCACCTAAATGTTACTGGTCTAAGATCGTTAATAAACCCAAGTCCTGCAGTAGATGTTTCAATGTTTTCTTTAAATCTTTCATCAGACGGTGCAGATATACTTGTTCCACCAAATAAAATCCTACTATCAGTAGCAGCTTTACCAAAAGTTAAAGATGAGTTTGTAGAACCTGCACATTCAAAACCTAATACAACTTGAGCATCACCACTTGAAGAGCTTGGATGTGCCATTCTACCAATTAAAACGTGATTAGTTCCTGTTGTTAAGTTTGCACCTGCGTGCATGGCGCTAGAGTTAGCAGCAGCATCAGTACCAATAACCACATTGTTACTACCAGTAGTTACTTGTTCTCCTGCGTTATGACCAATAAATACATTATTCATGTCACTAACACTACTACTAAAATTAAAATTTCTTCCTGCACCATTACCAACAGCAACTATTTTTGCGCCTCTTGTATTAGCTCCTAATGCACCATTACCAACAGCAACATTGTTGCTACCATCAGTAATTGCATCTCCAGTGAGTGCGCCAATAAGCACGTTTTGTGAACCTGTTGTTATGTTTTCACCTGCTGCTCTTCCTACTGCAACATTATAAGCGTCTGTAGCGGATGTAAAATTTTGCAATCGTAATGCAGATGAACCTATTGCAACAGAAGAATTACCTTTTGTATCTGCACCTAAAGCACTAACACCTATTGCTACATTGGTATTACCAACAGTTAAAGCATCACCTGCAAGCGAACCTAAAATGGTGTTTTGAACACCTGTTGTAATTGCCCCACCTGCTCCATGACCAACAGCAGTATTATGCATATCTGTAGCACTAGCAGGGTTTTGTGCATCTAAAGCTCCAGTTCCTACTGCAACTGATTTACTTCCTAAGACGTTAGCACCTAATGCGCCCCAACCAACACCTACGTTAAAATCTGCGTCAGTTATAGCATCACCTGCTGTAGCTCCCACTAAAACATTTTCCACGCCTGTTGTTATAGATGTACCTGCGTTATATCCAATTGCTGTATTTTGTGCTTCTGTACCTGCATTAAGAGTTTTTAATGCACGATAGCCAACTGCAACATTTTGTCCATTTGCATCCTCTGTAGCAAGTGCTTCAAATCCAACAGCTACGTTGGCATCACCTGTTGTAATAGCCGCTCCAGCGTTCTTACCAATAGCAACATTATTATTACCACCAGAAACTATAGCTGCTCCAGCACCCTCGCCAAGTTTAACATTGTCTGTTCCAAGTGTTGCTGTAGATATTGACCCATCACTTGAGATTCTCATACGCTCAGTGGGTGATGCTCCGTCAGTACCATCGTTAGTTTTAAAGATCAGGTCAGCTTTCTCGTCATCCGCTGTGCCATCATGTGACGCTTGGATCTGAGCAAGAGTAGAAATCTCTCCACCACTTTGCTCACCTTTAAAGGTAAGGATAGACTCACGTCCACCCTCAGTATCTTCGTGAGTGCGGTTGTGTAGTACTCTGTCGGCTAAGTCTCTAGCTCTGCTCATAATCTAATCCTTACTCTGATGGTCTCATTGACTCAAGGTGTGCAGCATATGCTGTCTTAACTTCATCAGTGAAAATTTGTGCAGCAAAAGCTTGAACATCTGCACTTTCATTCGCTAAATCATCTGCGCTTATATCTGGCATAACAATGTGCCTATGAAATGAACGGCTTATTTCCACACCGTCTCGCTTTACAATCGTTGCGTCTCTTATTTGGATTACTTTCCAATTATTGTTATTAACGATTTCTATTTTATCTTCAACTGTCTCTTCTGTTAGTGCCATTTTAAATTCCTTTTATTTAAACTTTATATGTTCCAGCCATATACACTTCACCACCCGAACTAACTACGTTGTGCATAACTGCACTCCATGAAGAAGCATTACTTTGATGCAATACTGCATAAGCAGTACCTCCAGAAATTAACAAGTGTGGTCCGTAACCAGTATAGGTTCCTATAAAATATAAAGAAATATTTCCAATAGAGTATGGTGATGGTGCAGAAAAAGGTAATCCAGTAAACCACATATTGCCTGAGTAACCAGTATTATTTATAGCTGTCTTAAGCGCCCAAAAATGAACTGTATTTCCAATTTTAGTATAGTGAGCTGGTATTTGTATTTTAGGTGATGAAGAGCCATAATAACCAACCATTTCAAAATTGAATGTTCCCTGTTCGTAATCATCGAGCAGTGAGTCATCAATAGTTACTCCACTACTTGTTTCTGCCGCACTAAAGTCGATACCAATGCCGTCTGTTGCCGCTTTCAAATGACCATCGTGAGTAATTCTCCAACGTTCAGTTAACGCACCGCCATCAGGTTGTGTTCTAAAAGATATACGGCCACTATCCGTTGCACCGTCAGTAACACCTTCTATTTCAGCAACAACTTCACCAGCCCTTTGAAAGTTAATCTGCCCAAGAGTAGAACCTGTTCCAGCATCATTGTGGTCAAAGTTTATCTGCCCACCCTCATCACTTTCAATCTGCAATGCTTTGTAACCAGAGCCACCAGCTTGCGTTGAAACATCAATATTAGCAGTACCAATACCTACGTTACCTAATGAATTTATTCTCATAACTTCGCTAGGTGATGCACCATCATTACCATCATTTACACGAAACATTAATTCACCTGCCTCATCATCAGATGTGCCATCGTGTGCTGCCTCTATCTGTGCTAGGGTAGATATTTCACCACCACTCTGCTCACCTTGAAAAGCTATAGTGCTTTCCCTACCGCCATCAGTATCTTCATGGGTAGTGTTAGCTATAGTTAGAGATGGGTCTTCTGAAGAGAATAACATATCTCCAGCAGAGTTTATTCTAAGTCTTTCCGTTGGTGATGTATTATCGTTACCGTCATTGGTACGGAATATTAAGTCACCCTTTTGGTCATCAGCAGTTCCGTCATGAGAAGCCTCAATCTCTGCTAAAGTACTAAGTTCTCCACCTGATTGTTCACCCTGAAAGATAAGAGTGCTTTCTCTACCACCTTCAATGTCTTCTTCTGTTTCGTTTAATAGAGTTGCGCTGGTTTTGAAAGTAGGTGTTGTTGTTACTGAACTTACTAAATTAACTTCATTAAATGTTTCAAACCTAACAATGTCATCTGCAGCAGCACCTACTGTTAACACCACATCACTACCGTTTGTAGCCGTGTAGTCTACACCACCACCTTCGAGCAGCACACCGTTGAGTGTAACCTTTATGCGATTACCATCTGTGTACCCTAGTGTGTTAAAGGTGGTCTGACCAGCAGTAGCTGTAAAAGACTGATCCTCTCTTACACTCTGAGGTACAGGTACATTGCCTACATATCCAGCCATTATTCTGCCTCCAATGCTGCTACTTTTGTTTTTA